AACCATTAAAAGATATTAATGACCCTGTTTGGAGTGTGATATTCAGTATCGTGCTACTCCTAGCAGGGGTTTTTTATGTCGTGACATATATACTAGGTATTGATAAAAGAGAGTCTTATGGGCGCAATGGTTCCCCCGAGCAGGAAGAGCTGCTACAACTTCAGAGTGGTAGAGATCAACAGAGTCCTTGATGGTGACACTATTGATGTTACTATTGATCTAGGATTTGATCTATACAAGAAAGAACGTGTAAGGGTTGCTGGTGTAGATACTCCAGAGAAACGCACTAGAGACGAAGAAGAGAAGGTATTAGGATATGACGCAACACACTGGCTTGAAGAGAAACTACAGGGTGCGATTGCTGGTGATGATGATCTCGTTATTAGGACTGAGTTGGTTGGGGGTGTTGGTAAATATGGCAGACTTCTCGGATGGTTATACATCGGGGACGCAGAGCTCTCGCTCAACGAACAAATGATTGCAGAAGGTTACGCTTGGAGCTACGATGGCGGCACTAAGCAAAAGAACTTTGAAGAACTCAGAGAGATCAGACGCCGCAATGGAACTCTCGTTGAGTAATTATTATATTATCAGTATGTAAAGCAATTGTTATCAAATTGTAGCCTATTGTAACACTATTTTTTGCTACATAGCTTATAATGTTGTGTAGCAGAGAGTTACAATATGTTAGGATTTTACTTTGTTCTGGTATTCGTAGGTATTTTAATTGCCTATGCAGGATATGAGGAAACAATGAAACTCTTTGCCTTCGCTGATCTACAAGTGCGTTATGCGTTTGTCAGACTTCAGATGAAGTGGATGGGTTGGAAACTTAAGAGACAACTTATTAAGGATACAACCAACTTTGAAAAGTTCCTCAAGGAGTATAATAAATGAATACCAAGACTTGCCAGAAGTGTGGCGCTATGTGGATTGACGGGCAACACTATTGGACTGGCACAAATAAATTAGGAAATGAACTTGACCTTGCTGGTCTTGTATGCAACAAGTTAGGCGATGACAACTGCATCAACCCATGTAGAGGCAAAGATGGTGGTGTCACTTGGGAGAAGAGATTGACAACTCTAGAGGAAGACTTCCCCAAAGACTAAATACCAGTAGTGGACTGGCTTTGTTGTGGCAACTAACGATGTATATTTGGGGAACCCGAACCTAAAGAAAGCGGGAACCCCAATCAATTTTACAAAAAAGCAAATTGACGAGTGGATCAAGTGTAAGAATGATCCCGTCTATTTTGCTATGAACTATATCAAAATCATCTCTCTGGACGAGGGTTTAGTCCCCTTTGAGATGTATGATTTTCAGAGAAAAATTCTGGAAGACTTTCATGAAAACAGATTCAACATCGCAAAGTTGCCAAGACAAACAGGTAAGTCTACCACAGTGGTTGCTTATCTTTTATATTACGCAATTTTTTATGATAGTGTTAACATCGGTATTCTTGCAAACAAGGCATCTACCGCCAGGGAACTATTAGGAAGACTACAACTAGCATACGAAAACTTACCAAAGTGGATGCAGCATGGTGTGCTAGTATGGAACAAAGGTAATGTGGAGTTAGAAAATGGCAGTAAGATATTGGCAGCTTCTACGTCTGCAAGTGCTGTCCGAGGCATGTCGTTCAATATTCTCTTCCTCGACGAGTTCGCCTTCGTTCCAAACCATGTTGCGGAGCAATTCTTTGCCTCTGTTTATCCTACTATTACTTCTGGTAAATCAACGAAAGTCATAATCATCTCAACGCCGAATGGCATGAACCATTTCTACAAGATGTGGGAAGATGCCAGACGAGGTAAGAATGATTATGTTACTAACGAGGTCCACTGGTCTCAAGTTCCTGGTAGAGATGCTAAGTGGAAAGAAGAAACGATCAAGAATACTTCGCCACGTCAGTTCGCTCAGGAATTTGAGTGCGACTTCTTAGGATCTGCTGATACACTTATCAGTCCATCTAAACTACAAACTATTCCTTTCGCAGACCCAATCGCTAGCAATGCAGGACTTGACGTGTATGAGAGAGTGCAAGAGGATCACGAATATATTGTTACTGTTGATGTTGCCAGAGGAATTGGTGGCGACTACTCTGCTTTTATCGTGTTTGATATTACTACGATGCCGTATAAGATCGTTGCGAAGTACAGAAATAATGAGATTAAACCTGTATTGTTTCCCTCTGTAATCTTTCAGGTCTGTAAGGAATACAATAATCCATACGTTCTGGTTGAAGTAAATGATATTGGAGATAGTATTGCTGCTACACTAAACTATGATCTTGAATATCCTAATGTATTGATGTGTGCGATGCGTGGCAGAGCAGGACAGATCGTAGGTCAAGGTTTCTCTGGTAACAAGACACAACTTGGTGTTAAAATGAGTGTGACTGTAAAGAAGATTGGTTGCGCCAACCTCAAAGCAATTATTGAGGAAGACAAACTTATCTTCAACGACTTCCAGATTTTCCAAGAGCTTACAACATTCGTTCAGAAAAAACAAGCATGGGAAGCAGATGAAGGATATCATGATGACCTTGTAATGTGTATGGTTCTCTTCGCATGGTTAGTCATGCAAGAGTACTTCAAAGAAATGACAGATCAAGATGTCAGAAGAAGGATCTATGAAGAACAAAGAAATCAGATTGAGCAAGACATGGCTCCTTTTGGGTTTATTGATGATGGGATGGGTGATGACACCTTCATTGATGGGGATGGATCACTTTGGGAGTATGGGAATACACAAGAAGAAGTAAGTTATATGTGGAACTACTGATGGAATTAGGAGATCAATTTTCTCTAGAACATCTTCTTTTCAAGGAAAGGACGTGTAGGATTTGTGGCGAAGTAAAAGATCTTCTAACAGATTATTATGTTGTGAGGAAACACAAAAAGTATCTCCCATCAGCATATGCATATGAATGTAAAGATTGCACCGTGAAAAGAGTGATGGATACTAGGAAGAAGAGAGATCCGTTTGCTGATTGGGGATATCCAGATTGGTAGTTCATGCATAGTTTCCCCGTTTGAAGCGTAGGAAAATCTAAATAGATTTAGATAAATTTGATATCTAAGAGGTAAAAACATGGCAAGTCAAGTCTCGCCTGGTGTTGTTATTAGAGAGAGTGATTTATCCAATGCGGTAGTAGTAGGAGCACAGGCAATTGTCGGTGCTATCGCTTCTTCATTCCGCACTGGACCAGTAGGCAAAATTACACCAATCGGTTCTGAGAGAGAACTGATTGATACTTTCGGCGCACCAGCTGAGGCAAATGCTTCTGATTGGTTGGTTGCTTCCGAGTTTCTTCGCTACGGCGGACAACTAGCAGTTGTTAGAGCAGCAACTGGAGTTCTAAACGCAACAAAATCTGGAACTGGTGTCCTAGTTGCAGACAAAGATGCATTTGATGCTGGCGTAACTACAGAGAAGTTTGTTGCACGTTACGCTGGTGCTGATGGTAACAACCTTCGCGTTGTTATTGTTGATCGTGGTGCTGATTGGGTTATTACAACAGCATCTGTACACGGACTATCAGTTGGAGATACATACAGCGATGATGATGGTGTAGATTATGAAGTATATGCTGCACCAACAACTACAACTCTTCATGTTGTTGGAACAACAACTCCAAATCCTGCTGATGGAGACACAGCAGTTGCTTGGAATTATAACACACAACCAATCGGTTCAACTGGTTTAACTTACAAGGCAATCGGTCCTCGTCCTGGTACTTCAGCATTTGCTGCTGAGCGTTATCTTTCACATGACGAAGTTCATGTTGCTGTTGTTGATGAAGCAACAAATACAATTGTTGAGAGAATGACTTATCTCTCAAAATTAACTGATGGCAAAGCACCAGAAGGTAACTCAACTTACTGGAAAGATTATGTTAATGAGTATTCTGGTTACATCTATGCTGGATCTGCTCTTGGTGCGTCTGAAGTAACTACTATTGGAGAAAATCCTGGATCTGCTGCTGCTGACTATGGTGCTACTGCTGTTGCTCCACTTTCACTAGCAAGAATTCTACCTACCGCTGGTGGTGCTCTATCAGGTGGTGTAGATGATTATGCATATACTGCTGGAGAAATTCAAGCAGCGTATGACCAGTTCTTAGATACAGAAGCAACTTTAGTTGACTTTGTTTTAATGGGTGGAGATGCTGCTGATGAGACCGATACGATTGCAAAAGCACAAGCAGTTGCAGCAGTTGCAAATAGCAGAAAAGATTGCGTAGCATTCATTTCTCCATGGTCTGGAACTCAGGTTGCTGCATCAGGTGGCGCTGCTCTAACACCAACAGAGCAATTAGACAGAACTCTAGAGTTCTTTGATAATATTTCTTCAAGTTCTTACGTTGTTCTAGATAGTGGTGTTAAGTACACTTATGACCGCTTCAACGATAAGTATCGTTATGTTGGTTGCAACGGAGATGTTGCTGGTCTTTGTGTTTCAACTTCTGCAATTTTAGATGACTGGTTCTCACCAGCAGGTCTAAATCGTGGTGGTCTTCAGAACGTTGTGAAGCTCGCTTTCAATCCTAACAAGGCACA